GCGCTCCAGCATTAACGACGAGCATAGATGCTGAAATACGATACCAACCGCTTCCTACATTAGTGACGGTAGTCACTAATCCAGAAGCAACTGTGCCTAATGTTCCCGTAGCGGTATTAAAGAATAAATATCGGAAAGTTGTTCCGTCGTAACATTCTAAAGATACCCATGAATAACCACCAGATTTTACATACACTGAAACAGTGTACCTACCGTTTATGTCTAAAGTAGGAAGCTGATTGAAATAATGCGTACTAGAAGTAGTGGTAGGAACAATAAGAGCAGCCGTAGAAGTACCATCTGGCGCAGCATTATTAGTTGAACCAACTGTAACAATTTGTTTATTCCACGCCGCATTACTGAGCGTATTGGAATAGGTATACAAATTCTCATTCGTGCTCAACAAGCCCGACGAGTTGTAATAGGTTCCCGTGGTGCCACGGGAGAAGGTCACACCTTGAGGCAGAGACCCGTTGGCGAAGTTCGCTACGAAAGACGGAGACCCCGCAGCAGCGTTGCCACCACGGGGAAGTCCAAGGCCGAAGCCAAAAGTCATGTCAGTAAATCCCGATTAGACTCGTTGCGGTAGTACCGGTAGACCAGACGCGCAGAACCTGCACGGGGATCACCGTACCTGCCAGAAGCCCGCTGAACGTCACCACGTCACCGTTAGCGGTCGTGACTTTCACAGCGCCCGAACCTCCCACATACACGACAGCGACGTTCTGCAAGTTGGCAGAGTCGTTACCCGTGATGGAGAACGCTCCCGCAGGGTACTGCGGGAACGTCGGGCTAAAGTTAGTCTGTTTACCCATGACTAACTCCTATTACGGGCCAGTGAAGCTCGTCGGTACGTAAGTGCCGTCAGACTGGCGGACAAGGTATTCAATCAACAACGTACCAGAACCCGCACTGAGCGTAGCGCCGGTATACGTGATGATTGCGTCCGTCGAACCTACGTTCGCCCACAAAGCCGACATTGCCTGAGTGGACGGCGAGATAGTAAGGTTACCTGCCGTACCCGTCGTAATGGTCAAAGCACCAATCGACGTGCCGTTCAGAAGAACCGTAAACGTACCGGACGTACCGGACGTAAACGTAGTCGTACTTTGATACAAGACAATGCTTGTGATCAAGGAACCCGCCGGAAGAACAAACGCCTGACTGGCCGCAGCATCGTTATAAAGAACCGCTTTGGTTTGCCCAACCGAAGTAGTGCCTACGTTGCGAATCGTACCAACCGTCGTACCCGTGGTGTTCTTAACCGTACCGAGCAGCCACGGACCAAGATGAGTAGCTAATCCCATTTCAAAACTCCTTATGCACAAGTCGTCCCGTCATCGGTGCATCGTCACAGAGGCTGACGGGACTGAAAAATTAGTGGGGGGAGAGGTTACCCCCTCCCCCCGTTCGATCAGGTCGAACCAGCCGAACCGAACACGCCGAGCGGATCGCTCCAGCCGAAGCTGTAACGTTCGCGAGACTTGTATCGGACGTTGCCCGTGTCGAAGTCGCCGTCCATCGAATTGGCAAGCGGCGTACGGACAAAGTGCTTCAGACCATTCGGCACGTCAGTCAACAGGAACCAAGCGTTGCTGTCCGTGAGGAAGTGGTTGACCTTGTAGCCTTCCGGCACCGAACCCATCGCCTTGAGGGCGTTGATGTCGTTGTCAGTCGTGCCAACACGCAGTTCCGTGTCGAGCAGACGCTTGGAGACGAACATCAGTCCCGGCGGGACGATGAGCTTGCGGGGCTTGGCGGCAATGAGCAGACCACGCTCGTCGGTCCAAGCCGCAATCTGAATGACCGCCGCTTCAAGCGACGTTTCGTTCAGGTCAGCCTGAGTCGAGAAGGTATTGCTGTTGGTACCACCGTTGACGAGCGGGTGAGCCGTCGAGAACAACGAAACACCGTCACCGCCGACAAAGCCAGCGCTGAAGCCGTTGTTCAGGATACCCGCAGCCTTGACCTGCTTCGTGTATGCCATACCACGGGCCAGAGCCTTGGTGTAACGCTTCGACAGACTGTCGTACAGGTTGTCCTCAATCGCCTCTTCCGTCAGGGAGAAGCCGAGGGCGATGGTCTCGTGGTTGTAACGAGCGGTCCAAGCTTCCTGTGCGTTGTCGTACTGGATCGCCTGACCTTCGTTCTTGACCGGAGCCGCCGAGAAGCCCGAGAGCTTCGTCTCTTCTTCAAAGGAACGTTCCGAAGTCTCAACTTCAAAAAGTTCCTTGTGCTCCTCACCGTAGGAAGCGTACTCAAGACCGAACAGAGCGTTCAATCCGGGCAGGAGTTCCTTAAGGAGCTGTGCGCGTGAAATTGCCATTGTTTATTACTCCTTAAGCGCCAGTGGCCGAATAGTAACCGTGCGCACCAAACTGGATTTTGCACAGGACTTCCGGATACTGCGTGAACAGAATCGTGGAAGAAGCCGGAATAGCCGTGACACTGCCCGGAACCGCAATCGCCGCGTTGATCGTGATTGAGGTCGAACCCGCCGCGTAACCCGAAGCGTTGTTCACGTACGAACCCGTCTGGATGATCTGGCCGTTCGAGGCAAGATAAGCCACGTCCGTACCCGACACGATGGCGCTCGGGAGACCCGAACCCGTCAGCGTGATGGTCGTGGAGGACGAGCTACCCGTCGCAGTCACGACCGAAGCCGTATCGCGCACCACGTCAATGACACGGATCGGAAGCGTCGTGGTCACCGGAGTCGTGGTCGGAGCCAGAACACCGTTGTACGAGTCACCCGTGTTGACGTTACCGGCCAAGTCCGAGGCCACAAGGTTGGTGCCGATAGTACGCAGCGAAGCCGAGCCTACCGTGGTACCACCCTGCGTGGTAACCATGACCGTCTTGAAGATCGTATCCGGATCATCGCAGATGATAGCCGTCGCATCACCTGCCAGCGTACCGCTGGGCCAGTACTGCGAGAACAGACGCTGCTTGGTCGATGGGTTGGTGTAGTAGCAGCCGAGGAACACGCCAACGACCTGATTGAGGCCGGTGCCGTTCGTTACCGAGGCGCGGGTTACAAAACCAGATGCAAGAACAACGAAGTCACCATAAAAGATGTTCGTCGCGTAGCCGTACTGAATGGGGAGGTTGCGGGTTGAACCCGCGAACACCTGACCTCCAATCAGATTAACCGGCCTAAACCCGTAAGGGGCTGAGACAGTCGGATATGCCATTGAAAGCTCCTAAAAATTATTTGCCCTTGCCAAAAGAGACCTGCGATTTGCGCTCGGCAAAGAGCGGCATACGCTTGTCTTCCTGACGCAGGAACGAATTGTCGAGAGCCTCCACCTGAGCCTGTGCTTGGCGCTGATAATACTCATCGCGCTGTTTCATCAGGTCGGCGGGGGCTTTACAAAGAATAAGACCGCCAATCTCCACACAGTCCTTGTAGCGGCTGTTGGAGTTGAGATCTCCGTAATGCATGACCTCGGGAACTTCGGATGCCTTCACTGGCTCCCAGCCCTCACGACGCTTGGTTGACTCGTTTTTGGGGTCAGCCATGCCCATGGTGGAGATACGGATGTATCGGAAAACCCAACCGGGAACCGGATTGGGCATCGGGAGGGTATCGGGCGGACGCCAGCTCTCCATACGAGCAGCAGAAGTCCGGTTCTCAAGTTCACGATTTAGACGATTTTCAGCCATTGCTATTCTCCAGCTTCAGTACTTCACGGACGTACGCTTCGGGGGTAATACCCAACCGTTTGGCAATAGACGCCTGTGATGCCGTGATACGGACTTGTCGTGGCGCGGATGACCGCGTAGCTGGAGCAACGACTGTAGTTGCTCTGCGAGGAGGCGTTTCCTCCTTCGTCTGAGGTCGCTCTTCCTCGAAATATTCGGGGAATCGTCTCCTCATATTCTGGTCAATCTTCTGGTAGTACTCGTCGCTTGACGAGTCCACACCGGATCTAACCAAAGTCTCATGATAACCAAGCGCGAGGGCGGTCATCTCCCCGTTTGCCCCAAACCACGTATTCCGTTGCCGCCAAGCTTCCGCTTTGGGGTCGGGCCGCA